CCTGTTGCCGCTAAAGTTGTTCCGTTAATTACAATAGTTTGTCCTAGTGTATGAGTACCTGTTGCAGTACCTGTTACAGTTGGCCAACTTTTAACCCAATTAGCTGTTCCTACTTTAACCCATGCACCTGAAGAATTTTTGTAGTACACTTTGTTAGTAGTTGTTGTTGTTACTACTGCATAGTCGCCTACTGCGCCTACTGCACCTTTAGGAACACCTGTGTTAGTTTCACCAACTAGGTTAACCTTATTTGTAATAACTAATGGAGTTTTGTTAGTGAATGACTGTCCACCAGTAACAGTTACGGCATTGCCGTTCCACTCAAATATTCCGTATTTTGTTAATGCTGTGTCAAACCAATATGTTCCGTTTGCTGGATTTGCCGCTGGTGCACTTGCACTTGGGCTTAATTCGTCTAGATCAACATCTGCTCTTACAACAAATGCTCTGTTACTAACACCCAAGTATGAATATGCCGCTTGCAAACCGTATTCGTTTAGTTCGCCGCCGTTTACTGGATTGTTACTAGCATCTGTTTGGAAGTATGGATCTCCGAACGTGTCTGATAAATCTCTTTGTGATGTAATTAAAAATGGTACTCCGGCATTTGCCTTTGTAGTACCTCTTGCTGTACCTGTTCCTGCCGCGTTTTGTTTATCTTGCTTTGAAGCAACAAAAAGCATTGGAGTAGTACCTGGTTCTGCTGGTGTGTAAAAACTCTCGTCAATTACGCTAACTTGTACACCTGGTGATATTAAAGCCATTTAAGTTCTCCTGTTATAACAACTGTTAAAAGTATTTATATGATTTCTTCAAAAACATATATCAAAACCCCCATAAAAAGGTACCACAAAGGGTAGGTAAATACAATATGAGACCTTTATGCGAGTGCGGATATAGACCTGCGGCGGTAAACTACAAAAAGGATGGTAAAACATTCTATCGTAGACAATGTGATACTTGTTTACACCACGGCAAAAAAATGTGGGGTATACCTAAATGGCATCGTGCTGGTTATAGACAATTAGATACTTGTGAAAAATGTAACTACCATAGTAATCATAAAGAGCAGTTTAATGTATATCATATAGACGGTGATCTAAATAATACGTTGCGTAGTAACTTAAAAACTATCTGTGCGAACTGTCAACGGTTGATGCAGAAGCAAGGCGCAAAGTGGAAACAAGGCGACCTTTTACCTGACTTTTAAGATCTGCAATAGTTCCTTCATTATATATATTATGTTCAAATGATGCTTTTGCCCATCGCCATTCGCTTGGGTGTACATCAGTTGGTTCGATGCCTAAGTCTTGATATTGTCTAAACCATACAGGGTCTGGTCCACGTTTAACACACCAAACTTTTCCGCCCATACTTTTAATAACTTCTACTTCGTTTTCAAAGCGTACATCAGGAATAACAAAGTTCTTATTAGGATTATCAACAATAGTTTTCTTAACAAAACTTACCCAAACACCATCGTAGAATCCGTTCCGCATGCAGTCAGTACCAAACTCCTGTAATACTAATCTTGGAGTTACACTACGTCCTGTTTCTTTTGTCCAAAATGTATCTTCTTGCTCACGCCAATAACGACTATCTGGAGTTTCACCTTCAAGCATGTCACGTGGCCAATCAAACATTAAAGATACTGCATCTTTAAGTTTGTCTGCAAAACTAATCTTTTCAAAGCTGTGGTCGTCAACTAAAATGTCTGCTACTGTGCCTTTACCGCAACTGATGAGTCCACAAATTCCAATAATCATAATGAATCCTTAATTTATAATGTATAGTATACGTTATAATTTAGCAGATGTCAAGTATTATTTTAACCGATTGTGAAGCCGTAACCTACGCCGCCAGCTACTGCTAGTGCTAGATCTTGTTCAAGTTTTTCCATTTCAGCTTGTGCTTCAGCTTTTAGAGCATCACCGTTTAAAGATGTGCCTCCTTGTGGGCCTGCAACTGTAGCAAATTTACTACGTGCTTCGCCTAGCATATATTTACACTTTGCAAGTGTATAGTCTTTGATCCATTGTACAGCCATATAGTCATCTAATAATTCAAAGTCTGGTCTGTAGTTGTAACATTCTAGTAATAGTTCTTCTTCTGCACGGGCACGTTGTAAGATTGTAAGTTTCTTACTTGATCTATTCCATTTAAATTCAATAAATGATCCAAACATTCTACCTACTAATTCTTGATATCCTGCAAATGCATTATAAGTTGCTAGTCCGCCCATGTTACTACTTGCTAAAAGATATGTATTTGTGTATGCCATATTAAATGGTTCAAATAATGTACCACCGTCGCCGCCACCTGTGCGTGATCCAATTGATCTTCTAAAGATTTGTCTAACTTCCATTACTTCAGTTGGTAGTATATAATCATTTTGATCAATTACTGTAGGCAAAAAGACGTATGATTCTTCAACACTATTTTCGCTACGCTGTCTAAATTTAGTAAACGCTGTGTTAAGGGCACTTTCATAATGCTCTGGATCGAGTTCAACATCGATCATTCCACCGCCGAGACTTAGTTCTACGTATTTGAAAACTTCTTGTTTTTTTGTATTAATGTTTGTTGACATGCATCTTCTCCGTACAATGTATTTATGCGTTACGATAAATACTATTGTTATGCCGAGACTTAGTTTATACAAACCCGAAAGAGGGAAAGATTACACGTTTATAGATAAGACTATAACAGAAATGTTTACTGTCGGAGGTACCGACGTCTTTGTACACAAGTACTTAGGACCTAAGAATCCAGATGAAGCAAGTGCTACAGCTGATCAGCCACAATATAATGCTGTCAAAGAGACTAATATACAAGACATGCTGTTTATGGAAAACAGAGATCGTAAATACGATCCTGATATTTACACAATGCGTGGTATATATAGTGTTTCAGATGTAGATTTTGATATGAGTCAATTTGGTTTGTTCCTACAAAATGATATTATTTTTATGACTATACCAATCAATTATAGCGTAAAAACACTAGGACGTAAAATTATGTCTGGTGATGTTATTGAACTTCCACACTTGAAAGACGAAAACGCCCTAAACGATTTTAGTGTAGCGTTAAAACGTTACTACGTTGTTGAAGATGTTAACAGAGCAAGCGAAGGCTTTTCACCAACTTGGTATCCACACTTATATCGTGTAAAGATGAAACAAATTGTTGATAGTCAAGAGTTTAAAGAGATACTTGATTTGCCAGCAGAAGAAGGATCGTCACAAACATTACGTAATGTACTCAGTACTTACGATAAAGAAATGCAAATTAATAATGCTATTATTTCGCAGGCAGAAGCTGATGCTCCTAAAGCAGGTTATGACACTAGTCATTTGTATACTCTACAAGTTGATGATAGAGGTGAACCAGAATTAGTAACAACTGACAGTAGTGAACTTGATGCAAGTACACAAAACGAATTAGCAGATAGAGTTAACCAAACACCTGAGCGTGAGGGCTATACAGGTTATATAATTGGTGACGGACTAGCACCTAACGGAGAAGCATTTGGAAGTGGCATTAGTTTCCCACTTACTCAAATCAAAGGAGATTATTTCTTAAGAATTGATATGTTGCCTAACAGATTATTTAGATATGACGGGAAAAGATGGGTTAAGATGGAAGATAATGTAAGAATGACAATGACTAATACTGATACTAAGTCTACACAACGTAGTGGCTTTGTTAACAATACAAAAGAATCAACTATTGCAGGAGATACTGTAAAAGAAAGACAAGGGTTAGGCGAAGCTCTTAGACCCAAGGCAGATAATTAATGCAACATTTTTATGATGGACAAATACGTAGATATGTTACTCAGTTAGTAAGACTGTTTAGTAACTTCTCATACAAAGACGGTGACGACAAAATTGTCCAAGTACCTGTTATGTATGGTGATATTACACGTCAAGTTGGTCATATTTTAAGAGATAACTCAGAAAACAAAATACCAAGTGCGCCACGTATGTCAGTATATATTACAGGGTTAGAGCAAGATAGATCACGTACTAGTGATAGTTCTTTTACTAGTAAAGTACATATTAGAGAACGTGCTTATGACGATTCTGGTAAGGAGTATTTAAATACACAAGGTAAAAATTATACAGTAGAACGTATAATGCCTAGTCCATATACATTAAATGTTAATGTAGATATTTGGTCAACTAACACAGATCAAAAATTACAAATTATGGAACAACTATTAATGTTGTTTAATCCTAGTTTAGAGATACAAACTACTGATAACTATGTTGATTGGAGTAGTTTGACTAGCGTAGAATTAACTGGAACTAGTTTTAGTAGTAGAAGTATTCCAATTGGTACAGAATCTGAAATTGATATTGCACAACTTANTTTTACAACACCAATATACATTAATATGCCTGCTAAAGTTAAAAAACTTGGTATTATAACAAACGTAATTATGAGTATATTTGATGAATCAAATGGAACTATTAACTTAGGAAATAGTACACCTGAATTAAAAGCATATTCTGATAGTCC